GAGCTAAAACAGATTTAGCTGCTACAGGAACAGGAACAGCACCAACTATTACAGTTGTAAATGGAACTTCTGGAGTAGATGAAGGATTTAGTCCTGCTACTTCTGCTACATTGGCAAATGTAATTGGAATCTTGAAAATCGAAGGAGTGAACACAATGGCAAATGCAGCTTCATTAAATGCAAATTATTGCATTTCTGGAGACATTGATGCAGGATTGTTGATTTTACCAAATGGAGTTACTTTAGATTCCATCGTTGGTAGTTTAGCATTAAAAGATATATTAACCGCAAAAGGATTCGTTTTGAACAACGTAACTGAATGCACAAAATACGACAATTAATTATGGCTATAAGTGTAATTGACCACAGCGCAAAAATAACCTCAAAGGTTGTAGGGAAGTTTGAAGAAATTATTCCAGTTCGTTCAGGTTTTTCTGGATGGTTTCCAGAAGAAACAACTCCTACATTAGAGGTTGATGTAGAGGTTCAAAGAGACAATGATTTGATTGCGGTTGACGTAGTACGTTTTACCGAAGGAAGCAAAACAAAGTTTTCTAAACTTTCAGAACACAAATATATTCCGCCTTACTTCAAATTAGATTATGATTTCCAAAGAGATCAGGTTTATATGAATACGATTGCCTTGGGCGTAGGTATGGGAAGTGCCAATGTGAACAGCGTAATTGCTAAAAACGCATTCAAAGCCGTAAACAAAAATAGAGATATGATTGTTCGTGCTATCAGAAAACAACAAGCCGATGTTTTGCAAACAGGAATTGTTACTATGACCAATGGTGATAGTATTGATTACAGAAGAAAAGCATCATCAATGGTAAATGTAGATACTGCTGGAGATTATTGGAGCGTTGCTGCTACTGCAACTCCTTTGACTGACATTCGTAAAGGAATGGATTTCCTTAGAAATACTGGAAATTCAGGTGGTTCTGCTGTAAACGTTATTATGCGTTCTGCTGCTTTTGAAGCTTTATTAGCTTCTGCACAAGTAAAAGACCAAGGGGTAAATGTTATCCAACAAATTCAAAGAATTAATATTGGAATGCCTCAATTTGAAGGTGCTTCTGGGTTTGCACACCACGGAATTATTGCAGCAGGGGATTTCACAGTAAATCTTTGGACTTACAATGAAAAATATACTGATGCTAATGGAGCAACACAATACTACTTAGCTGAAAATACAGTAGTAATGATTCCAGAAGATTTCCAAGGAAAAACAATTTTTGGAGGTTTGCCGACTTTGAGCGATGGATCAGTAGCAGGTATTCCTGTAGATATGCCAACAGTTGTAGAAGCGAAATATTTAATTCGTTCTTACAGCGACAAGAAAACAATTTCAAGCACAATTGAATTGAGTTCTGCACCTTTAGTGGTTCCTTTCACAATCGACAAAATTTACACAATGCAAGTTCTTGCGTAATTCAAAAGAATATGGCAAAGTATAAAATAGCGGTTATTGGACATTTGTTGAAAAACAACAAAGTGGCAAAATTCGGAGAAATAGTAGATGAGTCTCAATTAACCAGTCCTGCAAATGGATTGGTTAAAGAGGGGTTCATAACCGAGATTGGAGCAAAAGAAATTGATGTAGTGTCAGAAGATGTTTCTACAAAAGTTTTAAAAAAAGATGAAGTTAAAAACTCATTTAAAAAATAAAAGATGCCTAGCCTGTTCGATTTAGTTAAAAGGGATGCCAAGTTTTTCATAAATAAAGGAGGTTATCAGGTCGATATTGAAATGATAACCAAAGATGGCAGTAAAACAATTAACATAACCGGATGGGCAATAAAGGTTTCGGGTTCTTTTGATTCTGATGGAAATCAGGTAAACACGAAAAACGTTCACATTACCATTGATGAATCTATTTTAACTTCTTTGGGTTATCCTGTTAGAACTGATAAAAAAGGAGGTATTTCAGAGGTTGATTTATTACATCACAAAGTAAACTTTAAGGACAGTTCAGGAGAGGTAAAAAATTATTTGGTCAGAGAAAATATTCCTGATGAAAATTTAGGACTTATTACCCTTTGGCTTGGAGATTATAAACCATCATAGATTATGGCTTCGATTTTAACAGAAACAATAGGTTCACAAGGCTTTGAAATAGTTGGAAACAGGATTGCTGAAATATTAACCGAGGAAATTGCCAATCAGATTACATTACAAGGTTTTGAAGAAACAGTAGAAGGTTTTTTAGAGCGTATTGAGCCGATGGATAAGAATGAGGATGTAATGTTTTCAGTTGCGTTTAGAGAGGGAGATTATGAAGGTCAAACTCAACAAGATGTTCAAGGTCAATATATGTATTTCATTGATTTATTTGTTTCTGGATATGGTCAAGCAGGTACAGCACCAAGTATCATTTCAAAAAACAAATTGTTTCGATATTTAGGTTTGATACGTTACAATTTAAGTTCAGGTAAAATGCCGACATTACAGTTTCCTCCAGGATTAATTGGTGGGAAGTATATCAAGAAAATCATCTTGGACACGGACTATTCAAATTTTGGAAATCACAGTAATTACGATGGAGCTTATATTCGATTTGCAAGGATTATTTATATCGTCAGAGTTCAGGAAAATCAGTTATTGTGGGATGGGATAGCGTTGGATGGTAACAATACCAAAATAACGTATGAGAACACCACAAAAGGAACACAATTAATATTTAATAATTAAAAAAAATAATTATGGGTACAATCTCAACAGCCGTTGGCCTTGATAGAATTTCGAGAGTAAGCGGTTATAATATTAAAAAGGGGTTTTTCAATAATGAAACCCAAAATCTACCTCAAATTATAGCTGTTTTTGGAGAAGCTAACACGGCTAATCAATCAGGATTGACAGTTGACAAAGTAGAAGTTACAAGTGCTGCCGAAGCTGCTGAATTGTTTGGTTACGGTTCTCCACTACATAGCATAATGCGGGTTTTACGTCCTGTTAGTGGTGATGGAGTTGGAGGAATACCAACTATTGTGTTTCCACAGCTTACAGATGGTGCTGCAACAGCTACAGTAAGGGCTTGGACAGTTGTTGGAACTGCTACTGCAAACGCAACCCATAAAGTAATTGTGAATGGCCGTGACAATTTGGATTTCCAACAATACACATTTGATGTTGCTATTGGAGATACGCCAACAGTTGTTGCAGGAAAAATTAAAGATGCCATAAACGGTGTTTTAGGTTCCCCTTGTTCGGCTGCTAATACTTTAGGAGTTATGACAGCTACTTCAAAATGGAAAGGTACCACAAGTGCTGAATTACAAGTTTCTATTGATTATGGAACAAACGCAGCGGGGTTGTCTTACAGCCAAACAACATCTACTGATGGTGCTGGTTCTGTTTCTTTAGCTGCTTCCTTAGCTCAATTTGGAGACGATTGGTACACAATGGTAATCAATCCTTATGGAGAAGCTCAATTGGATGTTTTAGAGGCTTATAACGGTGTTCCAAACGATACAAATCCAACAGGCCGTTATTCAGGACTTATTTTCAAACCGTTCTGTGCTTATTTTGGTAGTGTTTTAGCAGACAAAGATGATTTGGCAACTATCACAAATGATGCTGATAGAATTAGCCAAGTAACCAACGTTCTTTGCCCTGCTCCAAATTCAAAAGGATTTACATATGAGGCTGCTGCCAATGTTGTTGCTTTGGCCGCTGTAGTTTATCAAAATTCTCCAAACTTGGATGTGAATAATTTATCTTATCCAGATATGCCAATTCCTTCGGATGGAAACATTGGAGATTTGAAAGATTATAATAACCGTGATTTCCTTGTGAAAAAAGGTTGTTCAACAGTAATGTTGGTAAACGGTGCCTACGTGATTCAAGATTTAGTAACTACATATCATCCTGCCGGAGAAGTTCCTTTGCAGTATTCTTATGCAAGAAACTTGAATTTGGATTGGAATGTTTCAGATTCGTACAGAACTTTGGAAACACTTTACTTGAAAGACAAAACATTGGTTGCAGACGGTCAGATTATCGATGTGGATGGTTGTATCAAGCCAAGTGAATGGAAAGGTATCGTTTATGG